TCGCATTGAGGCTCGTCCACATCAAAGCAATAGATGTGCATATCGTCAATGTCAATGCTTGCATCTGGGCAATCAAAGGTGAAGCTAAACTCCGCTGTTGTAATCGGTATCTGCCACCATCCCGTTGTCGTTATACTTATATCGCTAAGGCCGTTAAGAATAATGGAGCATTCTTCGGGCAAGTTTATACCGCTAACGTGGATTCTTAAAATAGCATTCTTGCAATCGTTGCCTGCATTCCTAAAATCAACTGTTCCCTTGGTTGGCCCAGAAACCGTGATTCCATCCCCCAGGGTTACCGATATGCCTCCTTGGTAGTAATTCGTTTCGCTCTTCCAATCCGCAGGAACGAGGTCTTTTGTGCTTAGTGTGCTATCCACGCACACGATGGGCTGATTCGGTATAATCATTCGGTCAGAAGTTCAAAGGTTGTCATTCCTGTTTTGAGGTTATGCTCCACGCTCATAATCCATCCTCTTGTGCCGTTCACAACGATATAGTTCGTTGGGTTGTTGCTTATTTGATTGAATTGCGCTCGGTCAATAGGATATTCAAACGAGAGTGATTTTGCTATTTTGATTGGCAAGTTATTACTCAAAAGGTACCCAGCATAACGGAGGCCCAATGGCGCACGAAACAAATAATTCCTGGCCGCAAAGGGATGGATGCACGAACCGGCATAGGTGAAGGAAATAGGGTCGGCAATAATGGCGTTCTGTTGGTTGTTGGAACTCGTGGTGCCGGTGTGAACCATATTCAACACGACCTTCGGGGTTTTTAAGTCATCGGTGTTTTCTTCAAGCAAAATCCATTTGTTCTCTTGGTTTACCGAAAAACCATAATACAAGCCCCCTGTTGGAGCAGGCGTTCCTGCATCGCCGTTGTAATAGTCGTTGGGGATAAGGAAGAAGGCTGTTGTTCCCGCATCACTTTCAGCACATTGAGTTGAAGCATACCCTGCGTCTTGGTAGAAAATGGATGCGTTGTTCAGCGTTGAATTGCTGTAATTCAGCACGGAGAACACCAACGGGTTATCACTCTTCAGCATCACATCTTTTGCATCGCTAACGGATGCAGATTGAGCGTTGTTGAAGAAATAAGGCTGCGTGTCTGCCCTTAGATATAGCTGCGTGCCAATCCTCGTAAACGAAAGGCTCAAGTTGAAAAATGCGTTCATACCCATAAAGAGTTGAGTAAAGGATATGGATGGCATTGATATGGAAGGCTCTATCAGCGAGGTATTGGTCGTGTATAGGTTATTCGCTCCGTAGGTAGCGTCTATCGTTGACACAACCGTCACCGTGCTTGCCCCTGCAAGGACATTGATTTCCGTAAAGGTTGTCTGGTGGTAGAAATAGACCTCAACAAAGTCACTAACGCCATCAGTCGTTGCCCTTGCCGCATAGGGAAACACGATGTCCTCGTAGCTGTTGCCTCCTGCGTCTGCAAAGACTTGTTGGTTTAGCACAGTGGCAATGGCCTGGGCATAAGTCGCATTGTCAACAGGAGGGGCGAAGACGGGACCTGTACCGAAGACTCTTGTAATTTCGTTGCCATAAACATCAATCCATTTCATCTCCAACGGGAAGCCTGGGCCTGCTGCATACACGCAATCAAGCTGAATAAATTGAGGGCGGTAATTGGTATTGGTGAAAATGTCGCTCTGGAAGATGGTCGTGTTATCGGTAAGGTAACTGACCACATATTGAAACAAGTCCGACATCTTGAAGGCGAACTTGTTGCCATAGGCTGTCCCTGTGTCAAACTCGTAGGAAGCGCAATTCGTGAGCGGCTCTCCGTTAATAGTTTGTTGATTCACCGAGTTGATTGGAACAAGCAAGTCCTTCATCCGAATCAATCTCCCTTGAACGGTATCGTCCTCCACCGAGCAAGTCGCAATGCACTTGTAGGAGTTGAACTCCACATCGCTCAAGTAAATCAGGCCACGAAAGTTCAAGCCATCGTTGCAGTCCTCAATGATTTGGCAGGGAATCTCTTTGCATAAGTCGTTGGCCTTGTAATAGGCATAAAGAATCTCATAGCCATCACCCCAGAACTCCAAGTCCGAAACCATCGTTGTGAACAGGCCAGGCAAGTCCTCGTTCCGTTGGATGGATATGGCCGTGTCCTGCAGACCCATTGGCTCGTTGGCCAAGGTCTGTCCGTCAAGGATTACCGTGAAACTCGCCATTACCAAGCCCTCCTTCTATGGACCTTGTGTGCCGTCCTTGGTTTGCGGAGAACCTTGTCAAAGTCATCCCAATTCGCAATCTTCACGCTCTTGTTCTTTCGGATAGCATCAATCATCTCAAAGTTGTTCAGTTCAATGGATGCTCCAACATTGTCGGCAAAGGAACGCTTGGTGCCGCTCATTGCGTCAATGTATCGCTTGGAGACAAACTCCTCAAAGTTATTGTCACGGATGGCTTGGAGGACGGGTTTGTATCGCTTGGTCTCGTCTGCGGTCATTACCGACTCGCCACGAGAGAGCCTTGCAGGAATGCTATCGGATGTGCCGGTGCCTGGGCCGTTCAGGTCAATAACCCCCTCCTTAAATCCTTCGGGGAACTGAGCCGAATCAATAAGACTCATTTGCTTGATCGCCATAGCCCCAATCGCAAAAGCCGCAATCGCACCGCCAATCGGCCCAAGTTCGCTGAAGGCACGAACAATAGCGGATGCACTATTGATTAAAACATTCGCCTTTTGGGTCTTCTTATTTTGCTCAAATTGTTTTTTCTCAATATCCGCAAGTTCTGCGTTGTATTGTTCCTCTGAAATCAATCCTTGGGCAAGCTTGTTGTCAAGAGCGGTCTTTTGGTTATTAAACTCCATCTCTTGAAGCTGGGTGAATTGGCTGTATAAATCACCAGCCGTATTAACGAATTTGCCGACCTCTTTTACATTCTCCTCAAACAAGGCTTGGTCACGATTTGCGGCAAGAGCGTCAATCTCTTCTTTACTCCTACCATAGTCCTTCGCTTCGTCAATTAATTTTCCATAGTATTCACGAATGGCCTTCAGTCGCTTATCCAAGGAATTTCCCTCATACCCATCCAGGCCGTCTTGCAGTCGCTTGTAGAACTCGGCGTAATCCTCGGCCTCCTTCTTCTTGCCATCGTTATGTTTTTGGTCAAGCTCTCCCATCTTAATGTTGGCTTGAGCAAAGATGGCCTCAATCTCTTTGACCGATTTGCCTTGAATCTCGGCCTCCTTAGCGGCAAGATTGGCCTTCGCCATCACCAACGCCTTCTCAAGTTCAAGCCTTCTGTCCGTTCCTTCGGCGTGTAATTGAATCTCGGTTTGAATGGCGGCAGCGCGGTCTTCCAACTGCTGCTTCGTGAGGTCTTTGATTTCTTCGTTAAGCCTTTTCATAGGCTCAAGGGTGACTTCTGGCTCTACAATAGTTTCGGGAACATTGGGGTCAAAGCCTCCGAGCCTTTTGTCAACCTCTTGTATCTTTTGGTCAAGTTTAAATGCCGCAAGAGCAAATGCCTGCGGTGAACCCGCAAGCTTTAATTCCTCAAGGTTTTTTGTTGCGAAGTAAACCCTTTTAAGCTGTTTTTGGTATTCAACGCTGTTCTCGGATAGCTTTTCAAGTTCAAGGTTCTCCTTTGCCAAAGCCTCCTCTCTTGCCTTGATAGCGTCTTTGGCACTATTGTCTGCTTCAGTTCTTTTTTGAGACTCCTCGTTTTCTTTTTCGGCAAAGACCTGCATTTGCTCAATCAGCATACCATATCCTCTGAGCCTTTGTCTTTGTCTTTTTGCCTCAGCCTCATCGGTTGCTGCTATTTCGGTCTTCGCGTCTATCTCTGATTTCAGAGCCTTCATCCTGTCCTGAGTTTCTTGCTTGGTCATCTTCGCAAGCTCTTTCCTATTTTGTATTCCTTCGGCATATTGAAGAGAACCCCTTTCAAAAGCCTTTTGATTTAATGCGGCAACCTCTTTCTCGTCAGCCATTATCCCTTTCCACCAATCCGTAATACTTACGGTGAAAAGGCCCGAACCGTAAGCTACCTCGTTTACAATTTTATAATAAGATTGCCAAAAACCCTCAGAGTTTTGAAGGATGGTATTAATGTTCGTAAGCCTTTCTTCAAGCCACTTGAATCCCGAAGAAATGTTTTGGAAATTGGTTTGGCCGATATTCAGCTTAAATCTATCCCAAGCATTTGAAGCCCTTGTAAGGGTTGCATCCAAAGACCCGGCTTTTCCCGCAAGGGCAGGGGCAAACTCCTCTTCCAAAACTCTTGAAAATTCAGGCAGTATTTCTCTTGATATAATTTTTCCGTTTTCAAGCAGCTTCGTGAATCCAAGGTTGGTGACTTGTTGGGCAGGGTGAAGGCGGTTGTATGCCTTGGTCATCAAGTCGGATGCGCCAGGCAATGCCTCGCCAAGCTGCCTTCTTAATTCTTCCGCCGCAACCACACCCTTGGAGAGCATTTGTTGCATGGCATAGAAGGCTCGTTGGGTTTGAAGCGAACCCGCACCCGCTGCTCGTAGGGCCGTTGCAACACGAACGAAAATATCCTCGGTCGTTTTGGCCGAAAACCCCGCTGCTCGTGACGCAATACCAAAGGAAACAAACCCTTCGCTCAACTCTTGGAATCCAATGCCGAGTTTTTGGGCTACCTCAAAAAGTCGGTTAAATGCCGCCTCTCCACTTGCTGCGTTTTGAAAAACAAAGTTGAGCCTGTTCTGCATCAACTCGGTTTTTCTGGTTACATCAACGATAGATTTACCAAACTGAATCACTTGGTCAACGGCAAAAACAGCGGCCATTCTTGACGCAAGTCTGGTTAGAAGCCCCTCAAACGCATAAACCTCTTTTTGGGTTTTACGCAGAGAGTCACCCAATCTGTTTACATTGTTGTTGGTGGTATTGACAGAGTTGTTGTAATTATTTATGATAGTGGTGGACTGATTAAGTCCTCCATTTGTGGCATTAACACTTGAGCCAAGGCCCGACATCGCTTTTTGAGCCGCATTGGCCGCATTGGAAAGTTGCTGATTCTTCGCAATCAGCGCGTCAAGCTTCCTATTGAGGTCATCTACATTCGCATCGTAACTTACCGATATTTTATCAGCCATTGGTGTCTTGTTTAGCTTTGCGTTGCCTTTCCTCCTGGAAATGCTTGAGCAAAGTTAAGACATCCTCAACGGATGTTTTCATATACTCCTTGTAGAGGAATATATCGCCCCTCGCTAAGAAAACGAAGAACTCACGCCAATTTAAGTCGTTGAGGTAGAGTT